TTGTGTAAAAGAAATCAATCCACTATACACAGAACGTCCAAGCGATTTTAGAATTGTAGCAACCAAAAGTTTTTTAATCCTTCCTGGATTATTATATGAGAATTATTGGACAGAGGTAACACCAGACGAATTAAATAATACTAATATGTTATATTCAATTGTTGTTGCAAATAATTTTAGATTACTTGAAAAAGCCAAAGATAATTGTAACAAAATTCGTTAAAAATAAATACATAGATGTTAAAAGAAAAAGTTATAGAAGTCAAACACTATTCAGATAGATTGTTCAGTTTTAAAACTACTCGAGATAAAACATTCCGTTTTAAAAATGGTGAATTTGCAATGATTGGATTAGACCTTCAACCTAAAAAAATTATGAGAGCATACAGTATTGTGAGTACTAATTACGATGACTATTTAGAATTTTTAAGTATCAAGGTTGAAAATGGTCCTTTAACAAGCAAATTACAGAACATACAAATTGGAGATGAAGTTTTAGTAAATCCTAAATGTACAGGAAGTTTAGTTGTCGACTATCTAATACCTAAGAAAAATTTAATTATGTTAGCAACTGGTACAGGAATAGCACCATTTGTTAGTATAGCAAAAGATCCTGCTACTTATGATAGATTTGAAAATGTTTACCTATTTCATACTGTAAGAAAAGTTAACGAAATTACATATAAATCAGAATTTACAGAAATAGAAAAATATATGAACTTTACATACATACCTTCAGTAACAAGAGAACAATATTTTAGACAGGGAAGATTTTGGAATCACATAGAACCTGTATTAGGAAGAAATTTCGATAAAGATATAGATGCCATCATGGTTTGCGGGTCTCCTTCACTTAATAAAGAATGTAGAGAAACATTTAAATATAAAAAATGGGAAGAGGGAAACACTGGTGAAATGGGAGATTTCATGCTGGAACGTGCCTTTGTAGACTGAAAAATTCGATAAATATTGATATGAAATGGTTATATAGCGGGTATGCCGTAGCAGTATCTATTATTTTATTACTCGCTTTAAGAGTATTCGACCCTACACCATTACAAAGTTTACGTGGTCAAGTTTTTGACAGTTACCAACAATTAGATGAAGTAGTGCAAAGTGATGATGTTGTACTAATAAACATTGGCGAAAAAAGTTTAGCAAAATACGGACAGTATCCTTTCCCCAGACAATACTATGCTCAAATGGTAGTAGATGTTGCTATGAAAAATGGCGGTGTTTTAGGCTGGACTATTATGTTTCCTGAAAAAGATAGATTTCAGGGAGATGATAGTTTTGCAAATATGATGAGTCAGAACGTGATGAATGTTCCTGGTGCTAGAAAGAACCCTGTAAACTATAATGTGTTAAGCCAAACACCAAGTGTTAAAGGTATAAAGTCTACAGGTCCACATATAGGCACAGGTACAATAGGACCTGTTCCAGCAAAAGATTATTTGCTTACTTGGCCTAATTTAGTAACTAACGTTCCAATGCTGGAAGTTACAAGTAATGGTAAAGGAGTAAATGCTTCAGCACCACAACCAGATAATCAAACAAGAACATATCCATTAGCAATTACAGTAGGTGATAAAATATATCCTAGTTTTGCTGTAGAAATGTTAAGGGTAAAAACAGGTAAACCCAGTTACATAATAAAAACATCAGAAATAGGAATACAGGAAGTTGCTGTTCCTCCATTTGACCCAATAGTAACACAACCGAACGGAACAGCATATATAAGATTTAATAATGAATTTACTGAAATTGAGTATGAGGGTGCAGAAAGCATTCCAGACTTAGCAGGTAAATTTGTTATAGTAGGTGTTACAGCGGAAGGTATTGCTAACCCTGTACCTACACCTAAAGGAAACTTATATCCTCAACAGATACAAGCACATATGTTACAGAACTTTATAGATGGTAGCAATATAACAAGAAGTCAGTTAAGTGCTGTCATAGAGCTTCTAGTAGGGTTACTGACTATGGTTCTTGTTGCTTTAGCAGTATATAGATTACCATTACTTTTAACAGCACCTATGGCTTTAGCAATACTAGGCGGTATAGTATATTATAGTATACACAAATATACAAGTAGTTTGGTATTATTAGATGCAACATTTCCTGTACTTGCAGGATTTTTAATATTTACACAGGCCGCATTTAATAATTTTTATAAACAATTTAAATTACGTGAACAAATAAAGAAACAATTCGAACATTATCTTGCTCCTGCAATGGTCAAAAAGTTACAAAAAGATCCAAGTTTACTTAAATTAGGTGGCGATACTAAAGAGATGACATATTTGTTTTCGGATATTAGAGGCTTTACTCCTATAAGTGAACAGTTTAAAACTGATCCACAAGGATTGGGTAAACTAATAAACAGATATATGACTCCTATGACAGATTTAGTTATGCGTAAAGAAGGTACTATAGACAAATATATAGGTGATGCCCTAATGGCAATTTGGGGAGCACCACTTGATATAGAAAATCATGCTCAATTGGCTGTTGAAACAGCAATAGAAATGGAAGACGAATTAGAAAAAATTAATAAAGCATTATTTGAAGATGGATTAATGCCACTTAGTATAGGTATAGGTATTAATTCTGGTAGTGCAGTTGTAGGTAATATGGGAAGTAATCAACGTTTTGATTATACAGTATTAGGCGATAGTGTAAACTTAGCGGCACGTTTAGAAGCACAAACAAAAGAGTATGGAGTATTCTTTATGTTTACTGAACATACATTAAAACAAATAAAAATACCTGATAATTTAGTTATGTTAGATAAAATTGCTGTAAAAGGACAAACTGCACCTGTTACTATATACACTATTTTAAAAGATCACAAAGAGGCAAGAACTATAAATAGAATGGTAGAAGCATACCAAAATATAGAATGGAGTACATGTGCTCATCAAATAGAAGTAATGAAACAACATAATTGGAATCCTGTCTTAACAGAGTTGTATGCAGAAAGAATAAAACAACCGGCTCCAGATGATAATTGGGACGGTATAGCAAGGAAGACTAGTAAATGATTAAATTAGATAAAATAAAAAAAGAAAATTGTGTTTCTGAACCCTATGAATATTTACTCATAGAAAATTTTATAGAAAATTTAACAAGTAAAGATATTTTTAATGAATACATGTCTACAGCAACCATAGTTGATGAAGATGAAGCCATGTGTAGTATGACAGCACATATGGTAGAGGATATTATTATGGAAAATAAAGATATCATGTTGCAAAAAATAAATCAAATGTGGGATTTAGAAATTGTAGATATTTGGACAAGTATGAATATGTTTACTAAACCTACACATCATTTGCCTATACATAATGATTATCATTGTGTAGAAAAATCTCCTGTAAGAGGAATACTTTATTGTAATCCTGAAAAGGTATTTGGGACGTCAATTCATGAAAATGAATTAAACCCAACCGGCGAAAACGTAGGGGGTAAATTAGTTCGAGAAGCAGGTGGCAATCCTGGAGACTTATTGTTAATAAAGGTTTCTCCAACTAGTTGGCACTCCACACAAACTAAAAAAGATACTGATTTAAATAGGCTTACATGTAATATGTTTTTTGTACCAAGTATGGACGTGCAATTTTAATTATTCGTCAGGAACCCAATTTTGTATACTTCTAAAAAATTGATAATAGTGTCTAAAATCCTTTAATTGTTGTTTTGCATGGAATAGTTCTAACGGAACACCGTCACCATATTTAATTAATGGAAAATAATATCTTTGTATAATTTTTTCTAATTTTTTTATATCTTTGCCTAGAGCATCTAATAAAATATTGTTGTACTCTAAGTCAGTTACTAGATCAACTAACCAATAATGATAAGGATGCTCTGGATTAAATCTTCTTATAATTTCTCTAGTTTGATAATATATAGCTCGTATAGGATTCATTCCAGGTCTATATAAATTCATTATTTCTTTAAAATAAAAACTTTCATGTTCAGAAGACATATGTTTTATTACTCTAGCATAATCTTTTTTCATTGCACTTTTTAAGGTGTCGAAGTTCTCCCCAATATTCTGATGATACTGTTTTAGTACATTATCAAATATCTTTTGATATTTTGGAGATAACTTTTCATAATAAGTGTCTCTTATTTCATCTATTTCTAGAGCACCCTCTAATAGTGTATGTGGAATTGTTTTAGATCTTTGATACTTATCTAATTCTGTGGTTATCCGCAAAACAACAAAATCGATTATTTCGCCTTTGCTCATGTTATTATTTATTCGGAATGTATATTTAGAATAGTGTGTAGTTTATCAGTTCCGCCATTTTTATTTAGGGTAATATGTGAACCGTTGTGTAGAGGTTTAGGCCAAACTCCAATATCAATCCAGGCATATCCGGCACTTTCAGAATTGAGTGAAGGAATAAACTCTTCTTCAACTACATATACAAAACTATAATAGTAAAAGTTTTTATCTTTGCTTTGGTAAACATCTATAGGATTTAATTTTTGTAGTTCTGGAACGAACCCAATTTCTTCATCTAATTCTCTGACAATACATTCATAAGGAGTTTCACCTTTTTCAATTATGCCTCCCCAGAATCCCCAGGTGTGATTAAATCTTTTATTGCCTTCTCTGAGTTGTAATAAACATCTGCCAGTATCCTTGGCAAGAAAAACAACTCCTGCCGCTGTGGTACTCATTATAGTGATACACTCCAAAATCCAGGGTTATATTCGCCTTCATAACTACTTATCCAGGCTGATCCTGTCCATTTATATTGTTTGGAAGTAAAATCGTTGGTTGTGTATTCTTCACTCTTTATATTAGCAGAGTCAAATACAACGGTCCATGCTGAACCATTATATTGTATTATGTCATTTTCATTGGCATCTAATCCCCAATTAGGATATCCTATATCGTCTAAAGATTCGGTTATTAAATATCTTTGTCCTGTTGCGGCGGCTAGTAATACACCATCGCCAGGGTAATTTTCTTTTGGATTTATTATCTTATCCACGTTATCTAATGTGTCTGTTGGTAGTGTGTCTGTATCTAAATTAAAAATTAACGAGCTTTCTGATAATGGGTTTTTAGAAATACTACCTACTACCATATTTAATACATTATCACTATCGTTTGAAATATTTAATTTTAATAAACTTGTTGCAGTAATTTCTCCCTGCATTAAAAGTATGTCATCCCAATTCTGCTCTACACCAGCATTGTTTACCAATATTGCTGTACTTCCTGTTATTTGTAAATGGTAATCACTAGGAGTAACTATAATTTCTGCGGTATCATTTATGTCTCCAAAGAAATCTGCATAGTCTTCACTATATCCTAAGTCTTGTATATTACTTGTTGAGTGTACATCTGCTATAATTTTTTGTATAATAGATTGTCTTTTAACTTTAGCAGGAGGTGATATCCAAATAGGAATAGCAAAGTTTAAAGATGCTATATCTAATGATTCATCTACCCCTGCAGGAACGGCCCGACTGGTCCAATTGATGTCTATGAGTTCTACTTCAAATACACTTGACCAGTCTAAAGGATTATCGTTTGATTGTAGTTGGATACTTGGATTGAATAAAACAAATATCTGTTCTAATATTTGTAGTTTAGTATCTGTATTGGTGGTCCAAATATCAACATTCAATGTCATATTATATGGGACTGGCATGTACCTTTGAGTGGTATATAGATTACCTTGGACTGAGGAATACTGACCAGTTTCTACATTAAAATCTCTTTCAGCAACCTGTTGAGTATCAACAAGAAAAGGTTCGTGTGTTCTGTCCCTTGCAGGCTGTATACTGCCTATAGTAACACTTATAAATGGTGCGGAATTTATAATGTTTTCACTGTTGTTTCTTAAAATACTAGCAACCATTCTACTGGCATCACCATATCTAGCAGGAACACGATTATATTTGATACCATTTTTTGTATTTTCTTTAACTTGAAAATTTGAAAAGATACGAATAAGTTGAAGCAAATATCTTTTTATTTGTTCATCATACCAGTAATCTAAATTTTTACCCGCCATTAGTTATCCGTCCTAGGTTTCACAACCTTACTTAAATTTACTTTTTCAGGTGTTGTTGTACCATCTGACTCTCTTGTTATGTTGTCGTTATTTATAAACGTTGTTAATATTCTATTAGCCGCCGCCCATGCACCTCGTTGATCGGTTCCTACATTAAGCCAACGAGTACCTGATTTTTTAAACAATCTATTTGGTGAAAAATCTGTCCTTAAAAAATAATCTCCATCATTTGTTCCACTAGTTGGAAAAGATGTCCCACTACCTACAATGCTTAAACCATTGATAGGCTGTCCATCGTTACCTGCAAAGTCTAAAGCAGGGGCAGGCTTATCTGGTACTGTTTCATCATAATATAAGTGAGCAGTATTTCTAAATTGAGGATCGTAGGGAACATCTTTTTCTGCTTGTTCCAGCAATTTATCGTTTATATTGATATCATTAGCATAGGTACTAATAAGATTTCTTAAATCACCTTCTTCTTCACCAGTACCAAGAATATCTCTGTACTCTTGTGAATCTGTTATTGGTCCTAATTTAACACGCCACAAATGAGGCCACCAACGTGGATCGTATCCTTCTGCTGGTCTGCTACCATCTGTAACAACATAAAATCTGTTTATTGCTTCATCGCTACCGAGTAATAAGTCATCCCTTAAATGAGGTAACTCTAATACATCACCAGGCATAAGTTTTCTACCCACTGCTTCAACCATGCTTTCTATATGAAAATTCATAAATAATTGATCATTTGCTAGGAACATACCAAATTGTGTTAAATCAAAGGCATCATTATCGCCTAGGTTATATTGTCCACGCAATTCGTATATATTTTCATCGTATTTTCTATCTCTGTTTTCTAAAAATAATAGATCTTGTATGAATACTTCGCTGTTTCCTGCTTCTGAAGAAGGTCTAGTTGGGTCTTTGCCATCGTTTTCAGCATGTACACCTAAATATTTGTGTACATGTACACCGGTGCCTCCGGCATGAAGATGCTCACCAACCACACGGTCGGTAAAATTATAGTCATTTGTTTTGACTGGATTCCATAAACTTAATCTAGGCATAGTACTATTTATCTACTTTTGATTTACAAAATCATTAAATGCAAAAATTAAAAAAAGCACTCGATAAATATTGGCATGACAGCAGTAAGAGGTGCAAGACCTATAAGAAATAAAGAAATATCTGATTTTCATTTTCATATTGAAAAAAATAATATACATATTCCTACCCTTGATGAATATGCAGGCGTATGGAGAGATTGGATAAACTACAGTAATAATAAAAGTTTAACTGGATTAGAAAATTTTGCACATGCAGATTACACGCAAGGTACATCACAAGCCTTTGATAACTTCATATTAAGACATTGCAATACTAAACAAATTATAGTAGTACAGGGAGATTTTCAGTATCATGCTTGTCTAGGTAAACATGTAAATTTTAAAAACATCTATGAGAATGAAAAAAATCAAATTAATCTTGAAGATCAACTTGATGGATTGAACTTACATGCTCTTATTATAAGTGCTCCTTTTAGTGACTTTGGTTGCCTACACCCAGATTTTGATCATCTTATGAAAGTTTGTAATGTACACAATATACCTGTGTGTTTAGATTTAGCATATTGGGGCATATCAAAAGGTATAGATATAAATTTAAATGATTATCCAGCAATAGAAGAAGTGACATGTAGTTTAAGTAAACCATTTTTTACATTGGAAAACCACAGAGTAGGTGTAAGATTTACAAAGGAATATGTTGATGATGGTGTAAGTATGCTTAATGAAGTAAAAATGGCGAATAATTATTCTATGGCATTAGGTGTAGAGTACATGAAAAATTTTAGTCCTGACTATAATTGGGAAAAATATGAAAATCAATACATAAAAGTTTGTGAAGAGCAACAGTTAGTTTGGACTGATACCGTAATATTTGGATTAGGTGATAATGAAAGACACGAGGAGTTCAATAGAGGTGTTGAAGGCAATTACAGAGTTTGTATCAGCGAGTGGCTAGGTGATTGCTGATGATATTTTTAAAACATATAGTTGTAAGCGAATCTGAACCACCAAAGAATTTAATAAAAGAAAATTATACCCCTGCTATAAAAAATTATTTTACAAGCAATACATATGATGATTATCATATACAACCAATAGAATATGTAAATATTAACGAACTCAAAATTTTATTATCTACTCTTGATATTACAAAGGATATGATATTATGCATATCTTTTTTTCGTAGTGGTCACAGTAGGTTTTTTGATATACTTAATATTAATAATTTATTTTTTAATAGGTTTTTACAGAAGTCACGTAAAAATAAATTAATTTTATCTGAGCCTTTGGAATGTTTTGACTATAGAAATTTTATAGAACATTTTATAAACCCGACCGTTTGGAGCCAGGTTAAATTTCTTACTTGTAATATAGATATAGAATACGGACCTAGATATACTATACCTATTCTTAGATTTAATTCTTTTATACCTTACACCTATAATATTTTAAAAAACAGCACACAAAACAAATATATTATAGATAAGGATTTTTTTATACCTGCAAATACTATTAGGGGAACAAAATATATTGTTATGCACCTTCTTAACAAAGCAGGATTGTTAGAGCATAATTATTACACATACGGTGAATATACTGATTTACAAAAAGAAAAAACAAATAGAGATAGCAAAATTTTTTTTAACGATTCGACTCAACTAGATACTTTATCTGACGCTCTGCACAATTACGAAGTCGAAAAGCATCATATAGAAATACAAGAGACACCAGGTGGTAATAGATATCTTGATTTACATTTAAATGAAAAATTAGATATGTATTATAAATCCTGTAGGATAGGGGTTGTGATAGAAGATTATTTTTTAATAGGAAAAGAGAATAAATTTGTTTATCATAAACTTTTTAATATTGTCACTGAAAAGACATTAAATTTTGTATTTTTAAAAAAACCTTTTGTAGTATTCCAATGTAAAAATTTTTTACGCAATTTTAGAAAACTAGGGTTTGAGACATTTTCTCCATTTATAAATGAAGATTACGATGATATAAAAGATGATATAGAAAGGTTTCAAGCAATAGTATTAGAAATGCAAAGAATAGCAAATTTATCAGAAGAAGAAAAGAAAAACCTTTTAATAAATTTAGATCAACGTTGTAAACATAATTTTAGCCTTATGTCAGAAATGCATAATAAAAATCAACTCATACTATAAATAGTAACACAATATTACTTACAGGAGACAGACAAATGATAGTAAACTCTCACAACGATTGGGACCCATTGGAAGAAATAATCGTTGGACACGCCCACCATTCAAGAATAGCAACTGATATTTCAGCAAGAAGTTTCAGTTATGCACCTTACCCGGAAGAACAAATTAAACCATTGGAAGGAACTTATCCTCAATGGGTCATAGATGAAGCAAATGAAGATGCCGACGGACTGGCAGACACACTTTCAAAAATGGGTGTCAAAGTACATAGACCAGCAATAGTTGACTGGGACAAAATGAACTATGATGTAGGACAAGGTTGGAATTCAAAAGGCTGGTATAGTTGGTGTCCGAGAGATCTAATACTTCCATTAGGCGACATGTTAATAGAAACTCCTACTCCTGTGAGAGCAAGATATTTTGAAGCAAAGCATCTTTACGAAGATATCATGTATGAAGCATTTGAAGATGGTGCTCTTTGGTTAGAAGCACCTAAACCTAAACTACACGATGATATGTATCAGTTTGAGAATCTTGATGTTGCAACATTATTAGACCATGAAATTTGTTTTGATGCACCTAATATTGTGAGAGTTGGTAGAGACTTATTATATCAAGTTAGTAACTCAGGAAACATGAAAGGTTATAAATGGCTAAAAAGATTATTAGAGCCAATGGGTTACAAATTACATTACAGTGAACTTTACAGTTTTGCACATTTTGATAGCACTATTGTTCCACTAAGACCTGGACTTGTTTTAATGAATAGTTCAAGAGTAACACCAGATAACTGTCCTGAAATGTTTGCAAAGTGGGACAAGATTTGGTTTGATGATTGTGTTGTACAAGGTAGTAAATTATCAGAGGAAGGATATATTGCACCATGTTCACCATACATTGGTATGAATTTACTAAGTGTAGATCAAAATACTGTAATCTTAGACTCAGCACAAGAGCCTCTGATGAGAGAACTTGACAAGTACGGTATAGATAGTGTACCTGTACAGTTTAGGCACTCTATGACGCTCTCTGGCGGCATACATTGTGCTACTTTAGATCTAAGACGTAGAGGAACTTTAGAGAGTTATTGTGATTAGTTACGGGCATATAGATCTAGATATATCTAAAGCTCAACTAGATAATATCCGTTATACAGATTTTTTCCAATGTTATCAACAATATGAAGCATTGGAAGAATATTACACTGAACATAACAGTAGTATATGGCAGATGTTTGAAGAGTCTCCTGAATGGGTACATGATTTAGCAAATAAAATCCCGCAGGGTTTTGATCATCATGTAGTAAGTACAATTAAGATACCTCCAGGACAGACTATTCCTCATCATGTTGATAAACATTTTAAATTAAAACAACAACATGGAGAGGGAGAGGGATATCGTTATTTGATATTTTTAGATGATTGGAAACGAGGACACTATTATGAAATACATGATAAACCTTACACACAATGGCGTAAAGGTGACTATGTAAAATTTGGTAGTGATGATTGGCATATTGCCGGCAATATGGGAGATGAACCTTTTTACTCTGCACAAGTTACGGTGTTATATAAATGATAAAAGGAAATATAGATCTTTCCTGGTTAGATGAAAGGGAATTATATCTAACAAAATTTGTAGAAGAAACAAATACGATTTGGTCTGGCGGGTATTGGAAGGAAAATAATTTACCAGTACCTGACTATCCAGACGATGGTCCTATTGTTCTACAAACCTATGATGATTTTGCTCCAATGTGGGCTCATAAAATAAAAGAGGTATTTTCTTTTGTAGATTACTCTATGGTAACAGTAAATTGTATCAAACCAGGTAGGTTTATAGGACCACATATAGATAAGTTTTTTAGATTAAATAATTTAGCAAAATTAAATAAATGGGATATAGATGGAAAAATACCTGTGAGAGTTAATGTATTTTTACAGGACAAAATTATGGGACACTATTTAGAAATAGAAGATCAAAATTTTACAGAATATAAAAAAGGTGATTATGCCTTTATTTTAAAAGATCAAGTACATTGTGTTAGTAATATTAGTAATATAAATAGATATACATTACAAGTGACAGGGTACGCAAAAACAGAGGACATAACATGAGAATATTTATAACAGGCGCAGACGGTTTTATAGGTCAGCACATGGTTGAAAGACTAAAAGACAAACATGAACTAGAATTTTTGAAAGAAGATTTAAGAGACCATTCCAAAGTAGGGTTTCAAATTAAACAGTTTGATCCTGAAATAATTGTACATTTGGCGGCCAGAACAGAAGTGCAAGATAGTTTTTATGAGCAAATCACTTTTAGTGAAGTAAATTATGTAGGCACAGTAAATCTTATTGAAATTGCCGCAACATTACCTAATTTAAAAAACTTTGTATTTGCTAGTACAATGGAAGTATATGGTTGGCAACCAATAAGTGATTTAATTAGAGATGGAAAAGAGGAAGGTATAATTGCATTTAATGAAGCAACACCTCCAAATCCAAATGCTCCGTATGCCGTTGCAAAGTATGGATGTGAAAAGTATTTAGAATACGCTCACAGAAGTTATGGACTGCCCTTTACTGCTATTAGGCAAACTAATGCATACGGTAGAAAGGATAATGACTTCTTTGTTACAGAACAAATTATTACACAAATGCTGAAAAATCCAAAAGAGATAAATTTAGGTTATGGTGAACCATACAGAAACTTTATTTACATTGACGATCTACTAGATGCCTGGCAGGCAGTAATTGAAAATCCTGATAAATGTCAAGGTGAAATATTTTGTATAGGACCTGATAATGCAATTAAAATAAAAGACTATGTAAAACTTATTGCAGAAAAGTTAGACTGGAATGGACATGTAAATTGGAATACTAAACCTCCAAGACCAGGTGAAATATATTTGCTTAACAGTACCAATCACAAGATTACAACTAGATTAGGCTGGGTTCCAAAAGTAGAACTTAGCGATGGACTTGATATGACTATTGCAAATTGGAAAGAAATAATAGAAAAAGATTTGCCGTATAACCAAGATAGGAAGTTTTCAAAAGGCAAATAATGTGTTATGACCTCCGTATCTCTTGTACAAGTTAATTTCCAAACAGGCCCGCATCATTTAAACAGTTATTATTTACCCTATAGTGTAGGGGCTCTATGGTCTTTTGTAGAGCAAAATAAACTGATAAAAGATAATTTTATTGTTTCTAATATTATTTTTAGACGAGAACCAATAGAAGAATTAATTAAAAAACACGAAAATACGGATATTGTACTCTTAAGTTTATATATCTGGAACAAAAATTATTGTTTTAAATTAGCAGAAAAATTAAAAGAAGCATATCCTGATATAACTATTTTAATGGGAGGTCCTGAATTACCTTGGAGAGACGATGCATTTTTTGAAAAGTATCCTTTTATAGATAGTATAGTTGTAGGCGAAGGTGAACTTGCATTAGAGCATATTTTATTACAGTATCATAATGGTGAGGAAATAGATAAGGTTAATAAATTTGAAAGAATGAAGGAACTAGATTTACCAAGTCCATACCTAAATGGAATGTTTGATAATTTAGTTAACGAGCACACAGATATAGAATGGGTACCAACCATAGAAACAGATAGAGGGTGTCCATATAGTTGTACATTTTGTGATTGGGGAAGTGCAACAGCAAGTAAAATGTATAAGTTTTATTTTGAAAGAATAGATGCAGAACTAGATTGGATTGCAAAAAATAAATTACCATACCTTTCTCTAACGTCAAGTAACTTTGGTATTTTTAAAGATCGAGATTTAAAAATTGCAGAAAAAATAGTAAAGCATAATAAAGAAACCGGTTGTCCTAATGGACTTAGTGTTAGTTATGCTAAAAATAGCAATGATACGGTTGTACAAATTGTAAAATTATTTACTGATGCAAAAATACAAACCGGAGTAACATTAAGTTTGCAAACCACAAGTGATCATGTTTTAGAAAATATTAAACGAAAAAACATGAAAATTAATTCTATTACCGATGTTACAGATCTTGCAAATAAAAATCATCTTCCGGTTCTCACAGAACTAATTTTAGGTATGCCAGGAGAGGATAGTAAGTCTTGGCGTAACACTTTAGAACAGGTAATACAAAATAATATTTTAAATTTAGATGTATATTTCCTACAATTATTAATAAATTCTCCAATGTATGTGAAACAAATTGCTGATTATAATTTGCAGACGTTTGAAGCATTTGATTTCTTTTATGGGGTACATACAGGAGATTTTTTAGAAGATAGGAAGTTAGGAATAGCAGAATCCATAGAAGTAATACAATCTACTAATACATTTAACAAGGAACAACTTATAGACGAAAGTATATTTACATGGTTTGTATTAGGATTTAATATGTATGGTATTTCTAATATATTATCTAAATATCTATTTGATACATCTAACCATAAATATATGGACTTTTATCAATCTTTATATAATTCTTTACTTGAAAATGACAAATATTTTCCGATTTGGGTCAAGCAAATAAAAGAAGGCATCTACAGATGGCAAGAAACCGGATACATGGATGCTGACATTGGTGGCCTAAGTATTCAGGGTTGGCAATACTTTCATTCCCTTATGCCAATTATACAAAATAATGATTTAGTTGAACATTATATAAATTTTGTTGCTGATCATTTTAGTAAAGAAATAGACATAAAAGTACTAAATGACTATAAAAACTTATCTAAAAATCAAATTAAACAGTTTAATAGATATATAACTAACGAAAAAATACTAGAATTAGAGTCTGGTGCTTTTGGTAAAACTGTTAAGATAGTTGATAGGTTTAATCAATTTCCTAAAAACATTACAGAGCATTTAGAATTCTTATTCTTTGGCAGACGTAGAAGTTGGCATATGAATATAATTCTTGACAAATAGAACAAAGTTTGTTAGAATTGTTTTTTTAGGAAATTTATGGAAGTTTATATCATAGCATTAATATTCATTCTAGCGAATACTTATTTTTCTTTTAAAGCAGGAGAAACGTCTGGCAGATTTGAGGGTATGATTAGTATCACTCAATTTTATAAGGACAAAAACGTTTTAAAAGATAAAAAGAAAATATTAGGGTTTAAAAAATGGCCTTTACCAATACAAGTTTTATATGGTAATCCAGATCCTAAACTTTTCAAGGAATAGAATGGCAAGAAGAAAAAAACAAAGAAGTACATACTTATTAAAAGAGCCCAACTGGAAAGAACTATCATTGCTTACAGAGCCTGCTGATCGTAAAAAAGCAATTAGTGATTCAGAATATTTTGTACACTATGAAATACCCACAAAACAAAAACAAGATGCAATGATCAAATGGATCAAACAAGATAGTGGATGGGATAAAGAAGAAATTAAACTTATAGTATCTATTGATAAAGGCTATTTTTCCTCTATGGGTAAAACTGCTTGGACAAGTAAAAAATTAGGTTATTGGCCAGAAGGTATGATAGAATATGTAAATGAAAAATGTAAACCTCATTGGTTAAAACTGGGTAAGAAGTATTATATAGAAAAAAAGGAAAATTCAAAAGAAAAAACAACCAAAGTCATCAGTATTCAACAACGTATGAGAGAGCAGGTATCTTCTTTATGTGGGGCATGGGAAGGATTACTTGATAGTTTTGTAGAGAATGAATCTTTTTTACTTAAAGATTTCGATCCTTATAATGATATGAGAGCATATCAGCCTTCTATAAAACCCGCTCATGCAAAAATAATTAAAGATTTATATACAAGTGAATTACAAGAAGCCAAGGAAGTAATGGATTGGAATGACCCTGATATAAAA